CCGCCGACCTCGCGCGCCGTGCGCTCAGCCCAATGGAGGAAGCTCTCGCCCTGCATCGCCCAATAGGGCCGCGAGATCGAGGCCAGTTCCTCCGCGACCTTGGCGCTGTCGATGCCGGCCGCCTGGGCGGCATCGCGGAAGACATCGCCGAGCGTCTTGTTGTCCCAATGCTTCGACTTGGGCTCCTTCGCCTTCCCCTTCGTGTCGACGCCCTTGCCGCTGATCGTCAGCGCGAGGCCGGACGAGCGCGAGCCCGTCGAGCGAACCTCGTCAACGACGCCACGGAAGACGACCGAGGAGCCGTCCGCGCCGCCGAGCAGGACTTCGATCTTCGCGCGATCACGCGGAAGGACGATCACCCCGCCGGCGTCATCGAGCTCAACGCTGACCGTATCGCTCGACGTTCCCGCCTTGTCAGTGATCGACAAATTCAGGAGGCGCGGGATGATCGCGCTCGAAACATCCTTTCCGTCCACCCGAACGGTGCACGTCGTCCGCTCGATCATGGGCGGCTCAATCCCAAAGGCGGACGGCGGGCCGCGTGGTCGGCGAGCGATCCGGCGCGTCGATAGGGATCAGCACGTCGGTGCCGACCGGGATAACGAGGCCAAGGTCCGCAAGGTCAGGGTTCGCCGCGAGCGTCCGCTCGACGAGCCCCGGCGTGCGCGCCTTGAAGCGGCGCCAGATGAGAAGGTCGAGGGGGATTGCCTCGCCCCGGACCCTGATCGTCTCGTAAGTCGTCACTCGATGATCCCCGAAATGACCGCGAAGAAGTCGGCGGCGCCCGGCGCATCCGCGCGCTTCAAGCTGATCGAGACTTCGACAACACGCCCGACGCCCTTGGCGTCGAGATAGCTCGATTTCTCGCTTACGCGCTCGACCGCCATCCAGCCGAGCGGCACGCCGTCGCCGCGCATCAGGTATTGCGGCAGGCCGCTCTTGCGCATCTCGTTCAGGGCTTCGAGCGAGCCGAGCCCGCCGAGCTTCGCCCCATCACCGCCTTCTCGACATAGTCGCCGCCGGCCTCGCGGTCGGTCTCGGTCGGATTGAAGGGCCACACGTCCATGATGACGGCGCCGAGCATCATGAGCATGGCTACTCGACCCCCGTATCAGCGTGCACGGCGCGGATGGCCGAGCCGTCAAGCTGCGGCGAGATCACCGGCTTAGCCGTGAAATTCAGCTTGTCCTTCCAGCGAGCCACCTGCGCATCGATCAGCGCGTCGGTCGCCTGCATCTGCCGCTCCAACTCGTCCTGATACGCTTTCATGGTCTCCGCTGCGGCGGCCGTGGCGTCCTCAGGCGCGGCTTCCGGCGCGGCCCCCTCGACGGGCGCTTGGTCGGTCGGCTTGTCGCCGCCGCCCCCGAGCGTGATATGCGAGGGATTGAAGCCGAAGGTCCGCTGAACCCAATCGTCGACGGGCTTGGTCAGCCCCCACAGGTTCCCTTCGGGATCGGCCGTGTCGAGCGCCTGGGCGCCCGAGATCGCCAAGCCGGCCGCGCCGGCCCCCTTCGCGAGCTTGCCGATAACCCCCGCCTTCCCGGCGGCAGCGGCGCCAGCGACGCCAGCCGCCGCGCCCGCCTGCCCCGCGCCGGCCGCGCCACCGCCCAGCAGCGCAGCGGCGCCGATGCCCACGACGCCCTTCCCGATCCTCGCGACAAGGACGAGCAGGGAAAGGAGCGAAGAGAAGAACCCGAGGACGCCGCCTCCCACGAGCATGATCGGGCCGAGCGCGGCGCCGATCATCACCGCGTAGGTGGCAAACTGAAGAAGCTGCGGATTGGCTTCCGCGAGGGACTTCAGGCCCGAAGTCAGCGTCTCAATCATCGACGTGGCGGTCTTCAGCACGCCCGCATCGGCGAGCGACAGGAAGAGGTTCTCCACCGACGCGACGAGAGCCGCCCAATCTCCGACGACGCCCTTCATCATGATCTTCGACATGGCGTCGGTCGAGCCGGGCGCGTTCGCGCGCACGTCCGCCAGCGTGCCGAGCAGATCGCCAGACAGGAGCGTGATCAGGCGCGAGCCCTGCCGGGCATCGAAGATGCGCGCGATGTCGCTGAGATCGGCGCCCTTCTCGCGAAGGGCCTGAAGGAAGCCGTAGAAGTTCACGTCCGAGCCGGCCGCCGTCAGCGTGTCCGTGATGCTCTCGGCGAGCTTCGTCTTGTCCATGATCGAGCCGTCGCCGGCAATGATGTCGGTCAGACGTTCCGTCATGGCGGAAAGCGAGTGTTGAAGCTCGGGGTCTTTCAGCACGTCGTCGATCTGCGCGGCAAAGGCCGTGGCGTCGATGCCATCGGATGCAAGCGAGCGCACAACATCATTGGCCGAAATCTGCCGGCCGCCGGTAACAAAATCCTTCAGATCGACGTTCAGGCGCGCCAGCGCGCCGAGCATCCCGTTGGTGGGCTTCACCATGCGCACGAGGGCGGACCGCATCGCGACGCCCGCCTCGGCGCCCTTGATGCCGTTGTTCGCCATCACCATCGCGGCGGCGGCAACCTGCTCGACATCCATGCCGGCGGCGGCGGCCATCGGCGCCACATACTTCATGGTCTCGCCCATCAGGCGAACGTCGGTCGTCGACTTGTTGGCCGCGTAGGATACCGCGTCCGCGATCCGCTTCAGGTTCTGGCCCGTCTGTTCGGCCGTCTTCATCGGCAGCCGCATGGCGGTCAGCGAATTCACCGCGATCTCGGCCGCGTCCTGAAGCTCGATATCGCCGGCCAGGGCGAGGTTCAGGGTGTCCTTCAGCGCGCCCTTGATCTGCTCGGGGTTGAAGCCGGCGCGGGCAAGCTCGAAGGCCGCCCCCATGATCTCAGCGTTGCGGAAGGGAAACTCGGAGTTCAGCGTCTTCGCCAGGCGCTGGATCGCGAGCCGCTGCTCGTCGGTCGCCCCGGACACCGCCTGAAGCGCATTCGAGGTCTTCTCGAAGTCATAGACGGCCCGCGCGCCGAAGAAGGTCGCGAGCCCCGTGGGCATCGACAGCGAACTCATGCGCCGGATGTTGCGCGTGAGGTCGCCCGCCGCCGCGCTCACGTCGCGCGACATTGCCCCGACCGCGCCGCCAATCGCCATACGCCGGGCATTCGTGGCGTCTACCGCATCGCCGATGCCGAGGATCGAGGTCGCGGCGGCGCGCGCGGGCGCCGTCACGGCATCGATCAGTCGAACGGTAAGGGTGCTCGTCAGATCGGCCATATCAGAAAAGGCCCCTTCTCGGCATGCGGGAGGCGGTGTTCAGCCATTCCAGCAACTCGCGGATAGGCAGGTCGAGGAAGAACGTGATGGGCGTATGCAGAACGGACGCAGCGAGGGCGATGGCCCGCCGCCACTGCTCGCTCGACATCGCCCCTACAATTCCCCCGGATCGAGCGCCCTCGTCGCAATCTGGCTGAGGTCGACGGCGTCGAGGTCGCCCGCCGCGTCGCCGAGGTCGCAAATCTGCGCGGCCACCGCCACCATCGCCGCATAGACAGCGGCGTCAGGCGGCGTCAGGAGCGTCGCGTCAACGTCGCCCAAGGCATCGACCGGCGGCGCCGAGGCGCCTTCTGCCGCCGCCGCGATCCCGGCCGCAATCGCCTTCTGTGTCGCCTCGGCGAAGACCTTCGAGTTGGCGGCATAGAAGCGCCCAAGGGTGGCAACGTGGTCGCCGATAGCGACCATGTCGCGCCCCTTGGGGCGCCGGATGGTCACCGAGGTGACGGTCTTGCCGCCGACCTCGATGGGGAACTTGAGATCGTACTTGCCCTGCATCAGGCGCTACCGATGCGGAGGATGTTGTTCACCGAGGCATCGGGATCGACGCCCCCGAGGCGGACGGTGTTGGTGAAGAAATCCCAATAGAGTTCTTCTTTGCCGTCGAAGAAAAGCTCGTAGTGCAGGACTTCGTTCACGGCATAGTCGTGGCCCATCGCCTCGCCGCGCTGGAAGGCTTCCGGCGCGATCTTGCTGAGGCGACCTTCGATGATGGCCTTCGCCTCGATGGCCTTGCCCGTCCGCTTGTCGCGGATGACGCCGTAGGCCGTGAAGGTCTTCCGACCGGGCGTCCCCAGCCCGAAGGTGCGCAAGAGCCCGATGTCCCACCCCTTCAGCTTGAAGGAGGGCTCAAGCTTCTGGACGCCGACCGCGAACTCGACGCCGATCTTGCCGCCGCCCGGATTGTGATCGACGAGGATCTCCTGAAGGTCCGGCAGCTTCAGTTCCTCAAGGGTGAGATGCTTCGAGTTCTCGGGATCATGCTCGCCGCAAAAGAGGTTTGCGGCCTCCATGATGTAGATCGTGTTCGCCATCGCTTTCAGGCTCCTCGGTGGGCTGGCGTTTCGGGGGAAGGCTAAGGGCGCGGCGCCGGCTCAAGGCCGGCGCTGCGGCGGTTGCTAGGCGTTCACGTCAAGCTGCGTGAGCAGATCGCTCAGCAGCGTGTCGAGGGCCGGGCGATAACGCGACGACTGGACGCCGAGATACCGGAGGACCGGCGGCTCTTCGGCCGCGAACGCGACCGCGAAGCGGCCAAGGCGAAGCTGCTCGGGCGAGTTGGCGTCGCGGTTGAAGCCAACCCGGAAGCCGAGAAGATCGCCCGTCGCCTGAATATCGCGCAGGGCGAACTTCATGGTGTTCAGGACATCCTCGATGGTGCCCCGGTCGATGTTCCGGCGCCCGAGGAAGTAGCGGAGCGTCTTGATGAACAGCAGGTGGATATAATCGCGCCCGCGAACCTGATTGTAGAAGGTCCACAGGCTATCCTCGGAGCAGGTATCGGTGCCGACGTAGATATAGCCGCCGTTGGCAATCGCGCCGTCCGTGTTCTCGCCACGAACGATCACGCCGATATTGTGCGAGAGAAGCTGCTGCCCCTCGGTCGCGCCGTCGAGGATCGAGAATTCAATCGGGCGCGACGGCCCGACGATCCCGTTGATCGCCTGATTGGCCCACGAATGGAACGGCCGGCCGGAGAACTCGTGGTCGCGACGGACCGCGATGCCGAGGATGGCCGGCGAGCCGGGCACGACGGTCGTTTCGCCGTCGTTGTCCAGCACCTTGACGGCGGTTTCGAGCGGGATGATGCGCTCGGAACTGATCGTCGCGCGCCAGGCGAGCGCCGCCGCCTGCGTGGACGCCGGGCCATCGACGACCGCGACCGCGAGAAGCTGATCGAGGAGCGAGGGCAGGCTCGCGACGATGGCGTTGCTGGCCGTGTCGATGGTCAGCGAAGCGGTCGGGAGCACCTTGTCCCCGTCAGAGCCGCCGCCAGTGAAGCCAACGGTCACCGGGCCGGTGAGGTTCGCCCCGCGACTGTCCAGAACCAAGGCGACGACCTTGTCCGCATCGTCGCCCGTGCCGAGCACCGCGTGAGCGGTCGGGAGCACCTTATCGGGGTCCGTGCCGCCACCCGTGAAGGTCACAGTCGGCGCAGAGCCCATGCTTTCACCTTGGGTCAGCAGCGTCAGGACGCCCGCCTGATTGATCGCCTGGGCGGTATAGCCGGGAACGCAGATCAGGCGAGGCACGATGCCGATCTCGGCGCCCGCCTTCAGCAGCGCGAACATGCCGGTGCGCGAGCCGCTGTTGCCACGCAGGTTTGCGATGGTCTCCCGAACATCGTCGCCCCGATCCACGCGAACGCCGATGATGTTCGCCGCGACCTCGAACTCGCCAAGCTGCTGGTTGATAAGCTCGACGGCCCACTTGCCGGTGCCGAGAACCCCGAGGGCCGTGATGGCCTTCGCGTCGTCGGAGTAGAACTGGACCGGCGTGTCGACCGGGAAGAAGGTCTCGTCGGCGTCGTCAGCGACGAAGACGAGGCCGATGACGGACATATCGGTGATGACGGCGGGGCGCGGCTCGTTGTCGATCCGCGAAATCCCAATGCCGAAGGTCGGATCACTCATTTCAGGTCTCCTGCGTGAAATGGCGGGAGCGCCCGCCGTCGAAGGGAAAGGGAAGCGAGCCGCCTAGTGGGCGGGCCGCCGGGTCTTCTTGCGAACGACATCGACGCGAACTGGCGCGGTGCCAGCGCCGATCATGTCGAGGTCGCTCGCGATCTCTCTCGACACGTCAATCACTCGGCCGCCGTGGTACGGCCCCCGGTCGTTGATCCGGCACAGCGCGATCTTCCGGGTCTTCAGGTTGGTGACGCGGACCACGGTGCCGAAGGGCAGCGCCTTGTGCGCGCACGTCTCGGCATTCTGGTCGTACCGCTCGCCGTTGGCGGTTTGCCGGCCGTGGAAGCCCGGCCCGTACCACGAGGCAGTGCCGAAGAAGGTCTCGGCCGCATCGGCGTGCGAGATCAGCAGGCAAGCGGCGAGCGCCGCGCCAGCGAGGGTGCGTTTCATGGTGGGTTTCCAGAAATGAAGAAGCCGCCCGGAGGGGCAGCTTCAAAGGCTTCAGGAAGATGAGGGCGAGCGCCCGGCTGCCGCGAGGCCGCCTACCTAAACGTCGCCACCAACAATGCGATGCGGTTGTTCCCGCCGATGGTCGTGGTGACGGTGATGGTGCCGCCGCTGGGGCTCGTAAGGTCGGCCGCTTGGCAGTAGGCCGATCCTGCCGACCGCTGGATCAGTCCCGACCACGTGCTCGGTTGGGACAGCGCCGCATTCAACCCGACAGCGAAGCCGCCAGGCGCGATAGTTGCGGATACGCTCGTCGAGGTGTTGGTGACGCTCGACGAGGGGGTGCTCGACGCCGTGGTAGAAATCAGGCCCGTCGCGTTCCAAACGGTGATGTAGGTGACATCT